AAATTGATTCAAGATATGTCTTTCGATGCATTTGAATTACAAGAGCAAGATGAAGATGGACATTTTCAAAATGCATATCTTGAATTTATGCAACAGCATGGAACTTTTGATGATTCTTTCATTGAAAAGAAAAAAGCAAAAAGTAAAAAGAAAAAACAAACCCTTGATGATTTTATAGGCGATGGAGATGAGCAGCAGTAGTCTGAGTAGGTATATTAGAAGTTTAGCATCTTCACATTCAGTTGAAGATGTAATTAGAAGAATTCGTTCTAAAAGATATTCTAGAACATATAATGCAAGAAAGAAAGAAAAATTTTTAAGAGGGCATGTTTGGGATGCCTATGATAACATGTTTAATTTGAATACAATTATGAATAATGATAACAAAATTTTTTTTGGGAGTTTCAGATGTTGATGATCTAATTACATCTGAGATTTTCAAGCGTCGTTCAGATGCTAACATAAGCACTGTATTGCGTCGCACATCCGTTTTGTGCAATCGTGAAAAGTGGCAAGAGTGGGCTGAACTGGCATACAGTGATTGTTTGTTTGTTCAATCTTCAACATCATCTGGTTTTATTGTTGAACACAACACAAACAATTTTATAAAGTTTGATGTGAATAATAACACTACTGATGTTCGTGCTTATGGTGATGTTGAATTCGCTAATAATGTTATTGAAGTTATAGAGAGCACTTTTGATCAAATAACTTGTCATATTGAGTGGGTATATAGTGGCGATGGTCAATCTGTTAATGTTCCTCTTAACAGAGATCGTCTACCAATTAAAGAAATGTATCCATTCCTCGGTGATGAATCTCTGGAAGATTATTATGATCGTTATATGGATTCATCAGCAAATATTCTTTTGTTGATCGGTCCACCTGGAACTGGTAAGACTACTTTTATTCGTGGTCTACTTTCACATACAAATTCTTCAGCCATCGTATCTTACGATTCTAACATTTTAGATAAAGATGGTTTCTTTGCACATTTCATTGAATCTGATGAGAGCGTAATGGTTCTCGAAGACAGTGATGCGTTTCTCAAATCACGTAATGATGGTAATACAATGATGCATCGTTTCCTTAACGTAGGTGATGGTCTTGTTACCACTAAAGGTAAGAAAATGATTTTTTCAACTAACTTACCAAGTATTCGTGATATTGACTCTGCGCTAGTTCGTCCTGGACGTTGCTTTGACATCCTGACATTTAACCAATTGACACAGGAACAAGCGGAGAAACTGGCGATTAAATTAAATGTTAAATTGGATGGCGTGAAAGACTCTTGGTCTATCGCTGAGGTTTTTCATAAACAAGATAATAAACCAGTTTCAAGAAAGGTTGGATTCCTATGATTAGAGCAAGAGTTGTTACTACAGATGGAATGGTTTCTGAGGGAACATATACTGACATCGAAGAATTAACAAAAAGTATTAAAGAAAATAGCAACAAAATTTTAACCTTGGAGGTAGACGTTGAAGATAGCGATCATCACAGACCAGCATTTTGGTGCGAGGAATGATAGTATAGCATTTTTAGATTTCTTTCAAAAATTTTATGACAATACTTTCTTTCCTAATATTGACGCAGCTGGTATTAATACTGTTCTTATTCTTGGTGACACTTTTGACAGACGTAAGTATGTAAATTTCTATGCTCTTCAAAGAGCAAAAGAAATGTTTTTTGATAAACTGGCTGAGCGAAACATTAATGTTCACATGTTAGCTGGCAATCACGACACTTATTATAAAAACACTAACGATGTCAATTCACCAGATTTACTTTTACGTGAATATAAAAACATTAATGTTATAGCAGAACCACAGACGATATATGTTGGTGGTGTTCCAATTTGTATGATACCATGGATCTGCCCAGAGAATTACCAAGAGTCACTCGATCAATTAAAGCAAACGCAATCAGATATTTGCATGGGGCATTTTGAAATTGCTGGGTTTGCTATGTATAAAGGAATGCAATCTCATGAAGGATTGGATAAAAATCTGTTTGACAAGTTCGATCTCGTTTTTAGTGGGCACTATCATCACCGTAATAGTGATGGTCACATTTATTACCTCGGTAATCCCTATGAACTTACTTGGCAAGATTATAATGATAGCAGGGGATTCCACATGTTTAGTCTTGATACACGAGAACTTGAATTTATCCCAAATCCATATACTATGTTCTCCAGAATTGAGTATTCCGACAAAGAATCCGAACCCATCGACATCGACAAACTTGATCTAGCAGAAAAATTTGTAAAGTTGGTTGTTGTCAATAAAACTGACTTTTATAAGTTTGACAAATTTATTCAGAAGTTGTATAATAAAGGTTGTCATGAAATAAAGATTGTCGAAGACATGTCTGAATTTGAAGACGGAGAGATTGGTGAAGAAATCAATCTTGAAGATACTGTAAGTGTTTTATCTAATTACATTGATAGTATTGAAACTGATGTTGATAAAGAACAAGTTAAAACATTTATGAAAACCCTTTATACAGAAGCGATTAATGTGGAGGTATAATGAAACAACTAGAGATAGAATATTTCTTTCCATTGACTGAGCAAATACCTTTGGACTTAGATTTTTCTCGATGTTCTCCACATCAATATTATCTCAGAGCACAAGGTATCGCTGGGTCTCATGGTCCATTTAATACTGGTACGGTATATATTGGCGATGCGTCAACAACTTGGACTACTGTCTCTAATAATATTGGCTCGCCATCTTTTACTATAAATGTAGATGCGATGCCAATTACTGTTATTTCTAAAAAGAAACCCAACTTTATATTGAGATTCATTTATAAGTCTATGGGTATGAAATGGAAGAGTGAATGATTGTATTTAAAAGTGTAGAGTGGAAAAACTTTCTTTCCACAGGAAACGCAGCAAATAAGGTATTACTAGACAAATCCCCAACAACTTTAATCATTGGTAAGAATGGTGAAGGAAAAAGCACAATCTTAGATGCATTGTGCTTTTCATTGTTTGGTAAACCATTCCGTAACATCAATAAAAATCAACTTATCAATAGCATCAATGGTAAAAATTGTTTAGTTACCATTGAGTTTAGTATTGGTCCAACTGAATATAAAATTATTCGTGGTATCAAACCAAACATCTTTGAGATCTGGCAGAATGGTGTGATGATAAATCAAGATGCTGCTTCACGTGATTATCAGAAAAGTCTTGAACAACAGATTCTCAAATTAAATTATAAAACATTTACTCAGGTAGTTATCTTGGGTTCAGCATCATTCGTCCCATTTATGCAGCTACCATCTGGTCAACGTAGAGAAGTTATTGAAGACATTCTTGATATTCGCATTTTCTCTACAATGAATACATTATTGAAAGAGAAAGCGCAGGAGACTAAAGATGCTATTATCAAAATTGAAGCGGAGATCGCTAACGCTAAGACGAAAGTTGAAAGCCAAAAGAACATTATTAAAACTATTAGTGATGCG